CGCGCATGTTGTGTGCAGTCCCCCTCAACAATATTTTCCAGTTTTTCATGAAAAGGTTGCCGATATCGCATTTACATGGCATGCTGTAAGGCCACTAACTAAGAGGAGTGTTTCACGTGAAACGATATAACGTCAGTCAGGCTAAGCAGATACCCAATCGTGACAAGCCGGTGTGGTTAAAGCATGGTGTTGCATTTGAGCGGGATGGCAAGATTCGCATCAAGCTGGAGTCATTGCCGATTCCGAACCAAGAGGGTGAGATCTGGTTAGCATTGTTTGAGGATGATGGCACCAGGGGTATTACTGCTCCAATAGCGGCGCCAGCATCTGATGATCTTGACGATGACATACCTTTCTAGGCTGGTAAAACAGGTGAGGCTCTTAGCAAAAGCGTATTGGGATATTGTTAAGGGCTTCGTGATCATCGAGTATTGGACGCATCGGTGCCGTATCAAGGATGCCAGCATAACGACAAGCAAGGATAATCGTTGTTTTTATTGCGGGCTGAACTTTGTAGAATGGCGAGATGAAGAAAACAGGTGATTTTGGTTACAAGGGTGGGGTGCTGGTATTCAGCGCCCCGCGTGACCCTGGATTTATTGACCACACAAAAGGCAAGATACCTACGGTTGAGGATCTGAGAAGAGAGTATGCCAAAAAAGACAGGCAACAGTGGTGGAAAAAGCGTAAGCAATGGCAGTGAACAAAGGCCGCCGTTGGGTAGATTCGGTGGCGTTCGCAATGTACAAAGGCGTATTGGCCGATCAGAGACGCTGCATCAGCACAAAGAGGCGGTTGCCCAGGAATTAATTGCCTTGGGCACGACGAATATGACGGATATCGTGAATCTTGACGGTACTGTTAAGCCTATTGAGGATATACCCGAGCATGCCTTGCGAGCGATCAAGAAGATCAGTGTAAGGGGTGCAGATATCACCATTGAGTTGCACGACAAGGTGGCTGTATTGCGCGTCCTGGCTAAAGCTGCTGGGATGTTGGACACCGAGAAGGACGAGGAGCGCCCATCAATCGTGGGCATCAACATGAAGGGGCCGGATCAGGTCATCGAGCCTGGTTATACGCAATATACCGAGGAGCCAGATGAGCAATCTGCCGAGTCTTGATTTAGATTTTTCTAACTCACCTACTGTTTGGAATTTTATTAACGACGATTCTTTTGTCCGCGGGCTGATGGGGCCGGTCGGATCAGGTAAGTCGTATGGTTGTGCAGCTGAGATTATGTTGCGAGCGGTCCGGCAGAAGCCATCGCCGCGTGATGGTATACGTTATACGCGGTTTGTGATCGTTCGGAACACTTATCCCGAACTGCGAACGACAACCATCAAGACATGGCAAGAATTATTCCCCGAATCAACGTGGGGTGGCATGCGTTGGCAGCCACCGATTACCCATCATTTGAAGTTACCGGCGCGTGGAGATGCTGCTGGTATTGATTGCGAGGTGATATTCCTTGCGCTTGATACGCCTCAGTCTGTCAGAAAGCTGTTATCTCTGGAGATTACGGGCGCTTGGTGTAACGAGGCGCGGGAATTGCCAAAGGCTGTGGTCGATGGGCTAACCCACCGTGTTGGTCGTTATCCAACCAAGGCCGATGGTGGTCCGACTTGGTACGGTATTTGGATGGATACTAACCCGCCTGACAATGATCATTGGTGGCATACGCTCGCGGAGAAAGAGCCGATCAAAGGCGATTTTCCGTGGACATTTCATCGCCAACCTGGCGGTGTGCTACCTGTTACCAAGGATGATTTACCCGAGAATCCAGAAGCGAATGGATTTATTTTTTCTGGTGGTAAATGGTGGATGGTTAATCCTTCAGCCGAGAATAGAAATAACCTGCCACCTGGTTATTACCAGCAGTTATTAGGCGGTAAGAATTCCGACTGGATTAGATGCTACGCCCAAGGTATGTATACGTTTGTGCAAGAAGGTAGACCAGTCTGGCCTGAATATGATGATGAGCTGATGACTGCCGACTTAGAGCCGGACCCGTACTATCCGGTACAGATTGGTGTGGATTTCGGGCTGACACCGGCTGCTGTCTTTGGCCAACGAACTGCGGGCGGTGCCTGGCGTATTCTCGAAGAGCTGGTGACGTTTGATATGGGGCTTGAAAGGTTTGGTCAAGAGCTGCTGGGCAAAGTTGCCGAGCGTTACAGTAAGAATGAGATCTTGATCTGGGGTGATCCGGCTGGTAATAAGCGAGACGAGATCTATGAGGTGACAGCATTTGATCACCTAAAGTCAATAGGATTCAAAGCACAGCCGACTGACAGCAACGCATTTCAGGTGCGCCGAGAGGCTGGTGCTTCACCAATGAGTCGATTGATATCTGGCAAACCGGCCCTGATGGTTGACAAAAAATGCTTGCGATTACGTAAAAGCCTGTCTGGTGGCTACTTTTTCAAGCGTCAAAGTTTGGGCGCGGGGCAGGAACGATTTAAGGATTTGCCTGTCAAAAACGATCACTCTCACGTTGGCGACGCATTTGGATATCTGATGCTGGGTGGCGGCGAGCAAAGACGGTTGCGTCGAGGAAACTATCAATCTGCTGGCAAGACTTATACAGCAAACACTGACTTTAGCATTTTCTGATGATGCAATTGCCAACGGTACGAATGTCTAATGATCAAATGATCGTGCCGTTTCTGCCAAATCATTTACATTCACTTGAGTTAAAACCCTTTGAGCTGGAGTATGTTGAGCATATTCCTGACTACCATGAGTATGTGGCCGAAAATGCGCTGCGTGGGTTTTCATGGACAGGCATTTGTCAAGGTAGACCTGTAGCTGTATTCGGAGTCAGACCTTTATGGTCTACCAATTTCGAGGCTTGGATGGTCCCAGGTGAAGGTATAGAGCGCAATGCGATAGCGGTATTGCGAGGTGCTAGGCATATCTTAGATAGCGTTATTGTTGAGTTTGGTTTGTTGCGATTGCAGATCACGGTAAGGTGTGAAAACGAAGTGGCATTTAGGTTCGCCAAAAGACTGGGTTTTAAGGTAGAATCGAAAATGTTGCGGTTTGGCCCTGAAGGGGCTGATTATTACTTAATGACGAGGATAACTGAATGAGCGGTTTATTTAAAACCCCAAAAGCTCCAAAGCAAGACCCCAAGTTAATCGCCGCCCAAGAGAGGGCCGAGGCGAGAGCTGAGGCAGCAGAACGTGAATTACAAGAACAAATTGCTGCGCGAAAGCGATCTCGCAGGACTGGTGGTTTGCGACTGCTACTATCACCTAGCAGAGTGCAAAGTCAGATAGAGCAACGACAAACTACCCTTGGTGCTGGCGGTTAAAGTGTGGCGGGCTGGGGCGCCCTCGCTCCTCTTCCCCTAGCTCTAGCTCGTCACACGCTTTTATTAATATCAGGAGATTTAAATGACAGTTTTAGATAGAGATACTGGATCGGTTGAGGCATCCATATCAGCAGAAAATACATTTACTGATGGGTTGCAAACACAGCAAGCGTTTAATTTTTCAATTCGAGGCACTTGGGCAGGCACGATTACTGTTCAGCGCAGCCTTGATCGTGGTGTTACTTGGAGAAACGTCGATACTTTTACGTCAAACATTGAGACTTATGGCTTTGATCCTGGCCCTTCAGTTGTATATCGAGTTGGATTTGAGACTGGTAATTACACCAGCGGAACTGCTGACGTTCGCTTAGGAATGTAATATGGTAGCTAAGCGCCATCAAAACCCGAAAGGCGGGTTGAACGAGGCCGGTCGTAAATTCTTTGAGCGCAAGCAAGGAGGTGATCTCAAGCCGCCAGTAAAATCTGGTGACAATCCCAGGAGAGCCAGCTTTCTCGCAAGGATGGCTGGTAATCCTGGCCCAGAGCGCGACTCCAAAGGCAGACCTACCAGACTATTATTATCTCTTAGAGCATGGGGCGCATCATCTAAAGCAGATGCTAGAAGCAAAGCGTCCGCGATAAGCAAAAGACTAAAGGCGAAAAATAATGCCTAGACTAAATGTGAATGAGCTAATGGAGCGTGAAGCTAAAGCTCAAGCTCGCAAGGATCAGTGGCGATCTATTTACGAGGATTGCTACGAATACGCATTACCACAACGCAATTTATACGATGGCAATTGGGAAGGCAAAGTGCCTGGTCAATCCAAAATGTCGCGGGTTTTTGACTCGACAGCAATTCATGCAACGCAACGATTTGCCAATCGGCTTCAGGCTGGATTATTCCCACCATACAAGCAATGGTGTCGCCTAGAAGCTGGCACAGGTATACCGGAAGAGCAGAGAACGCAAGCCCAATCAATCCTAGATAATTACAACACTCGGATGTTTGACGCGATACGCCAATCAAATCTTGACTTGGCAATGGGCGAGTTTTTGCTGGATATGGCGGTAGGTACAGGCGTTATGATGATTACGCCAGGAGATGAATCAACGCCTATTCGCTTTACTGCAATTCCTCAATACTTAGTTGCTATCGAAGAGGGTAGCTATGGCAATGTATCGAACATATACCGCAAGCTAAGGGTAAAAGCAGAGGCAATATTCAGAGAGTTTCCAGATGCTCAAACCAGCGTAGAGCTGGATGAAGCCATCTCGAGATCGCCAGAAAAAGAACTGGATTTGATCGACGCGGTAATCTTTGACAATGAGACAGGCCGGTATCACTACCATGTTATTTGGCTGACTAAACGGCAGGAATTAGTTTACCGTGAAATGCGGTCAAGCCCATTTGTTGTTGCCAGATACATGAAAGTTGCCGGTGAAGTATATGGGCGAGGACCATTGGTTACAGCGATCAGCGATGTTAAGACGCTGAACAAGACTCTGGAGCTGGTGCTCAAGAATGCGTCTTTATCTATTGCAGGTGTTTATACTGCCGCCGATGATGGTGTATTGAACCCACAGAACATCAAGATCCAGCCAGGCGCGGTTATTGCCGTTGCAAGAAATGGCGGTCCACAGGGCGCTTCACTTGCGCCATTACCTAGAGCTGGAGATTTCAATACGAGCCAGATTGTGATTAACGATCTCCGTATGAATATCAAAAAGATCCTGATGGATGATACATTGCCGCCAGACAACATGAGCGCTCGATCCGCGACAGAGATTGCAGAGAGAACGAGGGAGCTGGCGTCTAATCTTGGATCAGCGTTTGGTCGTTTGATTACTGAAACTATGGTCCCTATTGTAAGCCGAATCTTGTTCGTCATGGATCAGCAAGGACTGATAGATTTGCCATTGAAGGTCAACGGCGTTGAGGTCAAAGTCGTACCAGTATCTCCTCTAGCACAAGCTCAAAAATTGCAAGAGATCAATGATGTGGTGCAGTACATGCAGATTGCTAATCAGATGGGGCCACAGGGTCAGGCGACTATTTCAGTGCCGAGAGTGTTAGAATTTATTGCTGAGCGTTTTGGTATTGATTCTAATTTGCTGACTACTGAAGAGGAGCAGATGATGATGATGCAGCAGATGATGATGATGCAACAGGCGGCAGCGCAGCCTGAGCAAGTAAATGATGGAGGGGCAGTCGAGGAGGCTATTCAATGAGCGAGGGATGGGACGGTTTAAGCGAGGCTTTTTATGAGCCGCCTAAAGCAGAAGATATGGATATTCTGTATGGGCGTGTTTTTAAAAGCGAAGAAGGCCAGAAGGTATTGAGCCATCTTCGAGGGATCACAATAGAGCAACCAACCTGGATACCAGGCGAAGATGCCAGCTATGGCTATGTCAGAACAGGCATGGCCGAGCTTGTGAGAATGATAGAGAAACGCATAGTTAGGAGCGAAAATGGATAGCACAGCAGTAGCAGCAGAAGAAATCGACAACACCCCACAATCAGAATCATTATTAAATGTCTCTGAGCGACAAGAAGCAGAAGCAAGCCCAGAAGCACCGATGCCTATTCATGAGGATTCGGAGCAAGCGGTAGGTGATGAGGCTGACTCAGATGACATGACACTCGAAAGGCCGGACTATTATCCCGAGAAATTCTGGGATGAAGACGGGCCGGATGTTGAGAAGCTGGCAAAATCTTATGCAGAGCTAGAAAAACAGTTTAAGCAAGGCAAACATAAAGCGCCTGAAGAATATGACTTAT